GAAATCTTTTTTATATTTTTTAGTGAATCCAACTACATTCTTTTTATAATTATCTAAAAAGTCTGAAGCTGCATCATTCAATCCTTTTTTTCTTAAAGTTTCATAAAATTCTAAGTAATTTTTTTGTAATTCTTTTAATGATTTATCTATTTTTTTGGAATGTTTTTTATATTCGTAAGCAGGACCTTCATTTATATTAAACTCATCTTTGATAGATTCCAATACTTTATTCTGTTTAGGTTTTGATTCTACTTTCTTCTTATCACCATATCCCATTAAAGATTTATAATCCATTTTACTCTCCTCTGAATATATCGTTAATTATATTTTCAATTTTACAATCGTGACAACACACACCATCTCTTGTTCCAACACCTTCATTCAGTTTACCTTCATTTGTTGGTGATAGAAATGCTCCGTGTGTGGATGGATTTGATACGAAATCAAATGCAATCAATTCAAAGTCTGGTTGAACCTCTACTGAATCATCTTCATTCATTTCTTTAACTGAACCTAATCCTCTTGATGATATACCTAATTTAATACCTGATTTAAATAATTCTTTTAAGATGTTTCCAGCTGGTGTTCCTAACACTTCTACAGTTCCAACTAAGTCATTGTCTTTCCAATGCATTTCCAATACATTATGAGATACATTGTTTAAATTCACAACTGATGAATCAGGATGGTCAAGTTCACCAAGTGCTCTTCTTTCTTTAATTTGAACCGATGAATACTTTTCAGCTTCCCTCATCAAGGTTTCTTTTGGATAAACTCTTCCGTTTTGATTTTTAGCTTCTGCTCTTTGCAATACACCCTTAACAACAAGTCTCCCACCATTTTTTGACATGGACTCATTTATTTGTTGAGGGGAAACCTCAAATGGTATATAATCTACTATTACTTGTTTTGACATCTTCATTATCTCCTATTATCTAACCTTATATCCGTACATTCTGTATATTAATTGTCCAGCTGTATATGTACCATTCGATGCTGCAGTGTCACCTTCTGTTAAATATGCATAGTGATTAGCAGTTATTGCTGCTGTATTATCTTCCACAAGTTGTCCAGCGACTAAACCACCAGTGTTTATTTCAGAACCTGTTCCACCAGCTTCATCGAAATCTATTGTAGCTGATGAGTTCCAAGCTACATTAATATCAGTTGTAATAGTTCCACTTGAACTAGCTGGTACTTCTGTACAAATTATTTCGTGTTTAAATATAATTCCATTATTAGCAACTTCATTTTTATATATAAAAGCAGGTTTAGTTCCAGTACCAATAACATCACCAGCGTCACCACCTTTTGCTTTTAAACCTTGTAAATCAATGTGAACTTCTGTAATGATTAAACCACTTATTGGGTCTGTTGAACGAAAGGCTTTATTTCCAGCTCCACTACCAACGGCGCCAGCACCCCAAGTTTGTCCTATATTAGTAACAAGAGTAGCAACTCTTGCCATAGCGTCTATTGTTTTTTGACTTGGATTAAATCCAGCGAAAGTTTGTTTTTTTCCATCTGCTACATAAGACATTTATTATCTCCTATTTCCAAGTATTTCGTTTCAACCATATATCTCTCAATATATCACCAACGACATTTCTAATTAATTTTGTTATTTGTTTTAAATCTTTATCATCTATAGCTTCACTTACAAATGTAAAACCAGTACTCTTTTTTAATCTTTTTTTCTTTTTCTTTTCATCTTCCTTTGAACTAAAAGCGAATGGTGTCATATATCCTGGCACAGCCGCAGTGGTTGTTATTTCTTCTAAACTTTCTTCGTCTAAAAGCTCAAGGGTTAATTTTTTAATTAACTCTTTAAATAACTTTCTGTTTTTTATTTCCACTTTTTTTCACTTCCTTTACGAGTTCTAAATATCTCATTGTTTGAATCACATACTCATCTTTAACAACATCTGTTTTGTCATCAATACCACAGAATTTATCAATAGATTTTATAGCTTCACTCATTTTGATTTTTACAACTTTATCTTGTAAGTTTTTAGAATGTGTTGTTAAGTCTTTTTTCAACCCTTTTACTATGTCTTTCAAAGTATCTTTTAATGAATTAGTATTAGATACATTGTTAATATACTCTCTAAGTAAATTCTTTTGAGCTGAACTTAATTTTGTATATTTTTGATTGAATTTCTCTAAAAGAGTTTTATATGTAAGGATTCTTAAATCTTCATCATCTGGTAAAGTAGTAACAGTTTCTGATAACTTAATTGATTTATCATCAGTTGTCACATGCTCAACTATATTGAAAAAAGACTCTGTTTTTTCATCAGGTGATAATGATTTGTATTCGAATAATTTATAAATAGAAGCATAAGTTTTATAATTTGAAACTTTTGAAGACATAAATTTTTGTAAATTATAATTTGATTGAATCTCTTTAATCAAATTATATTTCTCTCTACGAAGAGTAGAGTTATTTAAATCA